CAGAACATGGCTCAATGACCATGAATTCATTGATAGACCAGACCGAAACGAAGTGCTTGAGGAGGTTGCCAAGGAGTTTGACAAGATGAAAGCCTTTGGTGACACAGCACAGAGTTTTGCTTCCTTTGTCAGGGACATGAAAAGGTGTCCACCCTGTTTAAACACTTGCAATCAAGGTAGAGATTGCCCTGCTAGGATTTCTTAGGTAAGAACTTCTATCGCATGGTTAATGTGTTTAATTCTGTCATCAAGACCGATAAACCCACCATTGATCTTCTTGGTCATGGTTCTGTAGTCACGAGAATCAGCGTATTGGTTTAGCTTATGCGTATCCCAGAACCAACCAGCAGTTAGTGCGGCATACATCGGAGTAGCCACTAACTCAGGTTGCATTACAAAATCTACCCCTAGAGCCTGACCTGCATGGAAATAGTTTGCATGGCCTGTCAATTGGATACATCCTCTTCCCTTGAAACGCCACCCATCCCCTGAAGCCTCATCCCTGTTGCCCATGCGATTTGAGTAAACAGTATTGGCAATCAACTTAGGGTTTCTAGCGCACATCTGTGCCTTGGCAGCATCAAACCTTTTAGGCCATAACTTCTGTAAAGCCTCTGCACGATAGTTCAGGTTTTCGGTAAGCATCTTAAAGTTACCGCTTTCATGCCCACATTGACCAATAAATGCCGCTTTTCTAAGTGGATTCATGATGTCAAAACGCTCAAAAGTAGCATTTAGCCCATCTAGCCACTCAGCACCAATGTGCAATTCTTTAAGTTGTTCAGCGTTTATCATTTAGTAAGTTCCTAACATCATTGTAAGAATCTACACAAGCATTCAATGCAATAGTGTTTCGATCCCCCTGTGCCACTATTTCTGCGATGGCTTCGATGGTTGCTCTTTCGGCATCAGAAGGTTCATTAGCCTGTCTGTCAGGTTCACTGGTTGCTTTTGTATCTGCGCTGGCAACGGGGGAACTTGTGGGGGTTTGTACGTTACTTGAGGGGCAGAGGCGCAACTTGCCAGCACGATTGGCAACAGCAAGAGCAGTAGTTTTTTTGTTGATAGCATCATTGGCTTCCTGTAGTTTCAGAGATTGTTGATTAAGTTTCTCACCCAAGTTTTGCTCTATTTGACGAGATTCTTCATTCTTCTTAGCAATGGCTATTTTCATGTCGTTATCACGCTCTAGCCATCCATAGTGGTGTCCTACTCGGTATGTACCAAAGAGAGATACCAAAGCACCCACAATGAGCCAAGGTAAGGGGATAGGAAACATTATTCAGCCTCTTTTCTTGCTTGAGCCAACTCTTCACGCTCTTGGTCATCTTCTAGGTGGTCAGGAGGGGTAGTGGGAGGAGGGCCAGGTGTCCAAGATTCATCCAACTCTGGGTTCTTCCAAACAGGCATAGCACCGAATGGTTGACTAGGCAAACCATACGCAGATTGCGGAGGGGCATAGGAAGACCCATAGGAGGGGTTAAAACCGCCCTGAGAGCCTCCATAGCCCATTGGTTGACACATTGGTTGCGTTGGAGGATTAAACGCCCTAGAAGCACTAGACATAGCCCGTTTACCAATAACTCCACCGATACCACCAACAATCAAAAGAACAATGTCATTCAGCATCTTGGTATAGGCTTGGTCAATCGGGGCCATGCTTTTGATTGGCTGAGTGACAAAAGTCACCGAGTAGAGCAAAGCACCAACAATAAACATGAGGATAAGCGTGACTGCAACCACGACAAACCCCCAAATCCTTACCTCTATCTCTTCAGTTGTTAGGTTTAACTTCGTCAATCTTTTTCTCCAAAATTGGTGCTACTAAGTACTCAGGGCAAGTCTGAGTGAATTGGCATCTAGGTTTCTGGCAAGGTTCAGCATGGAAATTGTCTGGGTTTTGGCAGAAATACCGATATTTCTCATCACAACCAGTTAACAGTAAAAGAACCAATATGTATCTCATACCTTAACATCCACTTTAGCCCATTGAGTCTTAATCTCTTGGACTTTCTGTTGTTGTTGAGCTTGTTGGGTTAACTCTGCCAGACGCTTCATATTCTGTTGGTGGATCACTCGGTGAGCCTCTGACAACATTTGAGCATTCTGTTGGTAAGTAGTGATTCTCATTTGCCCAACCCAACCTTTCCAAGTAAAAGATTAACAATTCTGTCTGACAGATCATCAGGAAGGAACTTTAGAAAGCCCAAGAAATACAAAGCAACTACCCCGTAAACGAAGATTTTGAGGCACAAGTCAAAGGTTTTTTGGTACTCATTCACCGACCGCACCTTCTTGTAGTGGCACAGAACTCCATCAACTCATTCACTCCGACAAACACTAAGAACAGAACAAAGAAGACCCCACCTATTGCCAAACCAATCTCTAGTTGTTCTTGCTCTTTCTCTTTGGCTTTCTTTGCTTCTGCCTTCAAAGCACTTATCTCTTTAGCATCTGCCAAGTCCATCTCTGCTTGACGGGCTTTAATCTTGTTCCAAACGTCAATCTTTCCTGTCTGCATGAAGAGCATCTTTAACTCTTCCTCAAACGCTCTAGCCTGTTCTAAAGCCATCTCAATCTGCAAAGCCGTCCCCATGTTTGAGCCTTTGCCAGACTGTTTAGCCTGAAGCATGGCTTTTGTAGCTACAGACTTAGCGTCAAATAGCTTACCAATCATGGGCGCAAGTGAGCCTAGGTCATTGGCAACATTAGCCGCCTTCTTGACCATCGAAATAGCTGACTGTATGCCAGCTAGAGCCGAAATCGGATCAATCATTTCTTTCTCTCCCACTTAATGCACACAACCCTTCGGTTGTAAACATCACCAGTCCAAGTCCATTTAATACATCGGTACTCTATGGTTGCCGCCAAGAGAAAGGCGATCACGGAAATGCCCAAACAATAATATAACTACAAAAGATTACAAAACAGAGAATCAGGACTGCTACTGAAATAGCAAACAGCCCGTCTTTCATTGTCAATACGACAAAGGTATTTTTGCCCTTGCCGCCTCCATTAACAAAGCAGATAAGTCCCTAGTTGCACGACCTGTTTTCTCTTCATCGCCTTTTTCTTGTCCCGCCATTGATTGCCCCATGAGAGACTTCAATTCAGCATTAAAAATTGCCTGACGTTGTTGGTCAATAGTTGTTGTTGGTTGCGGGGGTTGTGCAGTTAACTCGGGTGGCAATTCAATATTTTGCTCGGAAGGTATAGCTGAAATTTCTGGTGGCAATTCAATATCAAAAGGCATTTCAGTTGCTTGTTGTACAGTTTGCTCTGTTGGAGCAGAAACAACACCACCAGTAACCAAAGGACGCAAGTCATCAAGTGTTGTAGCTGACAACATCATTGCACGACCCGCTTTTGTATCAAATACAGTACGAGATAAAGCCTCTATAGCTCTATTGACAGGAACGGCAGCAATAGCCGCACCTGTAGGGCCACCTACTAATGCTCCAACACCAACCCTAGCGCCTTGTGTAATAGCCTCATCTAGTCCAGAACCAGCCGCTTGACGGGTCATGGAGCTTGTCAAAAAGCTATATTTGTTCAACAAGGTATCAAGGTTTTCGTCAACAAATGGTTGTAAGTTTGTTTTTCTTGATTGCAAGAATGTGGAAAACTTAATTGGATCAAATGCGCCAGTACCAACATCGGTTGCTTCTTTTCGAGCAGTATCGAATGTAGCCGCAGCAACATCTTGCTTAATATCTGCGGGCAGAACTTTAGCAATCATCATTGATGCTCGTTTTGCACCTTCTTGACCAGTAGATTCAGCAGAGACAATTCTGTTTACCAACTTAGAAATATCAGTTTTAAGTTCACCAGAATTAGGGTCTTTAATCATCGTCATTGCTAAATCAGCATCACGCAAAGGAATTACATTTCCTCTCCAATATGATCTAGCAGTTGAAAAAGCATCAGATACGGCTTGATTTTGAGTCAAAGACTGACCCCAATTTTCAATATCCCGATCCATTGCATCCAAGACTTCGTTTAAACGAGTTGTTTCTTTAGCACCAAATTTATTCTGTGCTTTTGCAACTTGCAAGGCATCTGTTAAACCTTCTCTTGCTTTGCGGATGTCATTAAAAGTAAAGTCTGTCGGGCCTTTAATTTCAGGAATAAATGGTCTGCCACTCGCACTGACAATCAATCCAGCTTCTTGCTTAACTTCTTCTTTACCAAGTTTTGAACCAAAAGACGATAATTTAGCTTCCAAACTAGGACGCTCAAGAACTTTAAACAAGTCGCCATACTCTGAAATAACATTATTAACAGCCGTTTCAGTCTCAGTTGGTCGAATCTTTGAGAGTTCATTCTGTGTAGCTAAAGTATCTAATTTTGAATATAAACGATTGCCTTCTTTTGTGGCGCTTGTATAGTTTGTTGCAACAGCTTTGGCAATATTTTCACCCGCTTTGCCAGAATATTCAGCACCACCAGTGATTGCTTTTTCTACAGTACCACCAGCCTTTTGAAGTTCTTTGGCATTTTGCTTTAGACGATCTGCAACACCACCAGCTCTCAATCTATTCATTGCTTCAGCCGCACGAGTAGCATCATCACCAGTAAAATCACCAAGTAATTTGGGACTAATCCCAAGAGAAGCAGAGGCATCTTTTACTGCTTGAATATTGCTCTTAAAGTCAAAGTTAGTAACTTTTTCTATTGGTCTTCCAATAACACCAAGAACAGCAGTTGCACCACCACTGATTAAACCCGCTTGAGTAGCCGCTTCTTGTCTACTTTCACCCTCTTTAACTGGCTTTGTAATGCCTTCCCATAGACCACCAAACAAACCTTGCTTTAATATTTGAGCAACTTTTCCACCCGCACCAAACCAACCTAAAGTAGAGGCGGGAGCAGCAATAATTAGTTCTCCAACAATCTCACCTGCCGCACCAATTACTTTATTGTCATAAGACAAACGATCTGGTTGTTTGGCAAGTTGAGCGTTAAATTTATCAAGTGTTTGCTGTTTTGTTAAACCAGTTATAGTGCCGAGTTCAAGCACCGACTGCATGATTCCTTCAGCGAGTTCATTGGCTTTGTTAACTTTGCCTTTTTCAAAGTCGGTCAGGTACTTCTGTTGCAGTTTATCTGCATCAGTCTTATTCTTCCACTGGTCAAACAATCCCATGACTTAACTCCTTAAAGTTTGCCAGCATTACGCAAGGCTTGTTCGGCTTGCGCACGAGTAATAGTTCTATTAAATTGATTTTTTTGATATTCAATAGTGCTGTTAATCATTTGTTCTTTAGTCATTTTGCCTGTTGTAGCCACAGGCTTGGGAGTTTGCCTTGGCTCAGATGGTTTAGTAGAAGTCTCTTGTGCTGGTTTTTGTTGTTCTTGAGACTCAGGTGTTTTGGGAGTTTCTGGCCTACCTTGAGATTGCAAAGATGTCCTTTTTGCGTTAAGTTCTCGCTCAAGTTTTTTCTCTGCTCTTTGTAAACCTTCAATTGCACCAATCATCCTAGCTTGACTTAAAAATGTTGTTGTACTTGCAATTTGATCTTTTGCACGTTCAGCATCACCTTCCGTTTGAGTGCCTTTTGCCATCAACAGTAATGTATTTACACGTTCAGTTAATGCACGTTTAATTTCATCTTTTTTAACTTGTGAACCTTGTTCTTTAAGTCCAAAAGCTGGAAGAACTGTTGCTCCAAGTAAATCTAATGTGTTTGAAGTTGCGTTATATTTAACTTCTTCAGTTTTAAGAGATTGCAAAAACGATTCCAATTCAGGAGCAGAATTTTCTAATTTAGTTAAACTTGCTTGAATATCGCCTATCTCTTTTTGTGAACCAGCAGGCAAATTACCTGCTGTTGCTTGTTGTACTGTTGGCTTTGGAACTGTTGTAGCACCACCTTCAGTAGTAGCACCCATCTCTTTATATGCCAATGGGAATGCTTTGGATGGATCAGTAGCCGCTTGAGTAATCATCTGACCGCTTGCTTGGTCAAGATAACTGCGAGGCTTTGATAACATCTGTCCTGAAATATTAGCATTAGCCAATTCTGCAAGAGTGGGCTTCTCGCCTTTCTGCAACTTAGTCTCAACAATTCTTAATGCTTGAATATAACGCTCATCACCAGTAAGTTTTTCTGGTTGAAGTGCTTTAAGAGTTTGTGCTTGGTTAAGTGCAATTTTTGATTGTGATTCAGCTAATGATTTAGCTTTCTCAATCAATCCTACTGCAAACTCACCATCTCCAAGACCTGCGGCTTGTTTTGCTACAGCAACAAAAGACTCTGGATCATTTACGTCAAGTTGCTGAAGTAATTGATTACGTTGCGACATTTTTTTCATTTGGGGGTCTTCTACACCCAAAGCACCCGCAATAGCACCACCAAGACCTCTAGCACCCGCATAGGTCATTGCCGCACCCGCCTCACCAGGAGTCAGCTTGGCAAGGTCAATACCCTCACGCAAAGCACTTCTACGTTGTTGCTCACCATACATTTGTGGTGTTAGTCCAAACAGACCCGCTACGATATTTTCTGCCATGATAAATCCTTATCCGTAAATGTCATCAAGCATCTTTTGGAAACCAGCATCGCCTGTTCCATAAGAACCGAAATCTAACGCATTAACAGGTGTACCACCCGCTATTTTAGTCAGCGCATCCGTAAATAAAGGATTAGAGGTAACGCCACCAATTGCTGTTGCGTATGGGTTTCTAGTGGCATCTGCGCCAGTAGCTAGAGCAACGCTTTGACCCGCACCCGTTAAGCCTAAACGACCTACGTTGTAACCTGCTGTAGACGTTTCTTTACCAAGACCAACGCCTAATTGGAAGGGTTGTTGTGCCGCAGTTTCCAAGTTCTGAACCTGTCCCAAAGCAGTCGTATAAGGTGCATAAGCCGCTTGTTGACCACCATAGTACTGACCCATAGTCTGAGCACCTTGGCTAAGTAGTCCCGCACCAAAAGTAACTTGTTGTTGACCATACTGTTGAGCATTAGCCGCCAATTGAGCCTCTTGTTGTGCTCTAGCGTTATACAAAGCCTGTAGTTCAGGAGTAGTAGCACCCATAGCACCGCCTTGAGCAACAGATAAACCGCCTCGACCTTGTTGTTGGAGTCTGTTTTGCAGATTAGCCAACTCTAATTCTCTGCCTGGTTGCAATAAAGCCATCTGCTGATTGAGATAGTTCTGTGCAACATCTTGAGGGTTCTGAGCCAAATACTGTTTGCCCAAACCAAACAAACTTTGTGCGCCTGTTTGTAGAGGAGCAAATGCTTGTTGTGCGCCTTCTGCTTGTTGAATACCAGTTTCAGCAAGTCTTACAAATCTATCTTGAGCCGCTTTAGCTTCAGGGCTTAATGTGTATCCTGCGCTTGTTAATCGACCTGTTAATGGATCAACCGCAAACTGAGATGAGCCAAACCGAGTAGTCATGCCAATAGGTCTAAACTGAGCCGAAGCCTTGGCTGCCGCTGTTTCAGCATCAATAACTGCTTGTGCTTTTTGAGCCGCTTCACGAGATGTCTGTTGTTGGAGAAGACCTGCCGCAGTTTGCGCTGTTGAAGTAAACAGTTGAGCATACTGAGCTGCTGTTAATCCTAGTTTTGCCGCATTAGCAAGTTCTGTTGCAGTCAGAGTTGTTGCCGCCGTATTTGCTAAAGTAGTTCCTGCTGTATTGGCTACAGTAGAACCTGCGGTATTAGCCAAGGTAGAACCCGCTGTGTTAGCAACAGTTGAGCCTAAATTAGTTCCCACACCCGTTGTCAATGCGCCAGTACCCAAACCTGTTAAACCTGTGGTCACACCCGTAGTTAAAGCTCCCGCACCCACATTTGCGGCATTGGTTAAACCAGTAAGACCACCAACTGTTGCGGCTGTATTTGCTCCAGTTCCTAACAAAGTTGTGCCTAATCCCGAGCCAGTAAGAACTCCAGTGCCTGTTAATGCGCCTGTGCCTGTAGTGCCTAAAAGATTTGTGCCAAGAGTAGAGCCAGACAATACGCCCGTTCCTGTCAAACCCGCTAAACCTGTTCCTGTACCAAGCAATCCCGTTCCAAGAGTCGATCCTGTTAAAACACCTGTTCCTAAACCTGTGCCAGCAGTAATCCCTGCACCTGTGCCTAAAGTGCCTAGACCTGCACCTGTAGTGCTTAATCCAAGTCCACCTGCACCCGCTGTTAAACCAGTACCCAAACCAGTTCCTGCCGCTGTTCCTGCTGTTGCACCAGTAGCCGCACCACCTAATAATCCACCCGCAGCCGCACCGCCTAGAGCCGCTAAAACTACAGGGTCTTTAAGCGCATCTACTAAGCCACCAAAAAATGAAAGTTCTTTTTTAGTTTTAGTTGTATTGATAAACTCACCAGTAGGTGAATAGTTTTGAACCTCAGTACCAACTGGAAGTTTATCGTTTACACCACCAGTAGTTTTATATATGTTGATACTCTCAAGTGGGCCAAGTTGATTATCTTCGCCCGATTGCATATATCTATAATTGCCCTGAACCCAAGTGTCTCCAAGCAAAACCGCCTTGTCCCGAGGAAGAAATGGAGCTAATCTAGGAATAATATCTGTTACTTTAGTGCCAGTAGCAGTAGCTATTCTTTGTGGCGAAATCCCAAAGGTTTTCATAGCCTCAAAAGTTTGGGCATCCGTAGGATTTCCTAAGAAAAAATCAAAAATTTGCTTGTCTGTTATAGCCATGATTGCTCCTTATTCTGCTGTATTAAAAGGCTCAACCCAATCAGGGTTATGAGGCCAATCAATGGTTGTTCTTGCATCAGAAACTGTCGATGGAAAGTCTCTCAATGTTTGACGATATGTTGCCCACTCAGCTTTCTTAGGAACGGTACAATCAGCAATCTGAGTCCAATCACAAGCAAGCAATAGAGCATTGCGTGTCGCTCTAAGTTGAGACATTGCAGAATCCTTGGCTGCTTGGATTTCCTCTGCACTCAGGCTTTCCACTTGAACGATACAAACAAACTCACCATCGTCATAGGCAGAGCATGAAACTAGCTTCTGAGTCAGTCGGTCATGGGCTTTGAAAGCATTGACCTTCTTGGCATTGTTCTCAGCCAAGAATTCATCGCTTGGGCCACTTGAGGAAAACGATGTATTGCTAAACAGTTCACGATAATCGCCTACTGTTATGGGGTTAGTTAAGATTGCAATTTGCATGATATTTCCTTAATTTGGGCCAATGTCTGGTAGTGCCGCAGTTG